CTTTTATACCTTCAGTAATTTCTTTAAATACTCTACTAATAAAATTGCCTATTGATTTAAATATTGGTTTAATTTTTTCTGCTAATTCTTTTGCTTTTTCTGTGATAGTATCCCAATTACGATATAGTGCTACTCCACCAGCAACCAATAAAGAAAATGCACCAATAGCCCATCCAACAGGTCCCATTATGAAAAGTAATCCTTCACCCAACGTTGCCGCTCCTCCTGCTACTGCTGCTATAGCAAATCCTACATTGCTTACTATTGGAGCTAACACTGTAAATGCTGTAGTAACTATACTTACTGTTTTTAATGCTGCGAATCCTGCTACAAGCCCCCAAAGAGCTGGTTCCAGTATTTTAGCATTGTTTTTAACAAACTTAAGTCCAGTCCCAAAACCTTTAAGAGCCTTGGGAACAACATCCCTAACAAGTGGAATAAAATCATTCTTGATGAAATCTATAGTCCCAACAATAACATCAGTAAAGTCCTTACCGAACATGTCTCTAAGATTAACAATTCCTTCTATCCTCTTGCCTCCTGAACTTGAGAAAATATTACTCATGGATTCAACTGCTGTAATAGCTTTAGGAATTATCCTTTCACCAAGCTCTATAAAACTTGCCCCTATTGGGGCTAATGCAATGGACGCATTATTGCGAAGCATGGAGAATCTTTCTCCAAGGGTTAGACTTTCTTTAGCATTTTGCCTTATGGCTCCTGTACTGTTTTCTATAGTAGTGATTAGGTTCTTAATTTCAAACCTACCTTCTCTTATAGCTGCAGCCATATCTGGACCACTTCTAGCACCAAAAGCCTCTATCGCTAAAGCATTAGCCTTGCCTACGGTTCCAGCTTCTTTAATACGCTTAGTAATAAGCTGTAGTCCCTTGGAAGTATCTTTAATACCATCTTTAGACATTTTGCCAAGGGCAATTCTAAGAGAACCAAGTACAAGCTCTGTATTGACCCCTTCTTTTTCAAATTTCCCAAGTAAAGCTGCTGACTGTTCAAAATTGAATCCCATTTGCCTAAGTGGAGCGCCATATTGAACTAGCCTTGAACTTAGCTGTCCTATTCCTATCCCAGTATTTTGAGAAGTAATAAACAATTTATCCAATGTCTCTGATGTTTTATCTGCTGCTATTCCCCAATCTCCAAACACTCTAGTAGTATTTGTAACGATACCGCCTAAATCTTCGTTTGTAATTCTTCCAAGTTCTAGAGTAGTTATTGAAAGTCTTTCTAATGCTTTACCTGTTAATCCAGTTCTAGTATTCAAATCTGCTAGTACAGTTGCAGTAGTTCCTAAATTCTGCGTTGCAGACCTACCTACGTTCTTATAACTACCTACTAAATTATCTAAAGTCCTGCCTGTAGCTCCTGTCCCTACTCTAATAGTTTTATAAGCCTCTTGCTGTGTTATGGCTGATTTCGTGGCAGCAGCTCCTATAGCTCCAAATCCTGTTACAACTGCCCCAATACCTACTTTAACAACATTTTTAAGAGTCTTGTTTACACCTTCAAAGCCCTTTACAATTTGGGTATTAGTATTTCTAGCTTGGAACCCTAGTCCATTCATATTAGTTGTAGCTCCAAGAACATTGCCTCTAAATCTATCTGTTTCCCTATTAGCTTGAACTATGGGCTGTCTATTGATATTCCATCCTATACCAAAACTTAGCCTTCTTACATCTGACAAATTTTATCACCCACTTTAAAAGGAGAGGATAAACCTCTCCTATGGCTTCTTAATGTTATCTATATATATCTCTAAAGCTGCATTAGCCTCCATTATTTCATCTTCATACATGTTTTTTACTTCGTTAAGGCTCATTTTCCCATCAAAAACAAGTCTCCAAAATAACCAGTTGTCTTTTGCTTTTTTCTTATAGTATCTATTATTCTGTACTTTTGGGGCGATGAAATGTTTCTATTTCATTTGCTAACATCATAGCTGCATCAAAATCATTATCAAAGTCACTCATTTCTACTTTGGGATCTACAACACAATGTTCAAACATTTCTTTTACATAAGTTGATTGCTGAAGCACTCCATGTTTATTAGTATGCCTATCTACCAACTGCAAATAGGAATAAAAAGGCAACTTCTGCAAAGTATATTTTATGCCATTTATATCAACTACTTTTTGTAATCCATTCTTTTTTAATGCTTCACTCATCAGTTATTCCTCCTAATATTGTACTTTATGGTCTGGGAAGTCGAATGTAAATTCTACTTCTCCTGTTTCTTTACCTCTGCTTGTATCAGGACGCTTCATTATTACTCCGCCTTCGGCAGAGAAGTTCATACCGTTTTCATTGGTGTCTTTTATTGTCATGTCAATATCTTCTCTAGACTCATATAACCCATTTAAATAAGCTACAGAAGGAGAAGTATTTTTTAAACCTACAGTTACCTGTGCTTGATTTGAACTTCTTTCGCTGTAAGATACTTCTCCCTTTGCTCCAACATAAGGAGTATATCTATCTTCTGGTTCAGTATAAGAATATATATCACCATCCCTAAATCCAGTAAGGAACACTCCATTTACGATTATTTGTACTTTCTTATCACTATAAACATCAGCCATTTGTCAACCCTCCTTATAACTCTGCTACAATTTGACCTGTAATTTCTACACCTTCAACTGCACCCGCTTCTACATATTTAAAGGTTACTGTTCTAAGTACCCTATCATCTATATCTTGCTGCGGGATATCAGCTCTAGGTATACTAGAAACACTAAACAATAGATTGCCTCCTGCATCTCTAGCGATAATACCTTGACTTCCTGCTTGGTTTAATGTTTTTGTAACAACAGATACTATTTGAGCTATACCACTATCATCATATGGTATTTTGTCGTTGTTGATTAATAACTGTGCAAGGTTTTCTTCCATTCTAAGCTTTACATAGTCCTCGGTACGAACTTGGTCTATGTAAAGGTCTTTTCCTGCAAGACCGCTGGAAGTAACAATGTTACCGTAACTTGAAATTACTGTATTAATTCTTTGATCTAAAAGAGAATTCAATGTCTCATTATCTAAATTATTTGCAGTTATTCCAGTAACTTTTTGATTCTTCCAAGTAATAGAGCCTGGGTCTTTTGGTCCACATTGACCTACTATTGCAGCGTCTATAAATTCATCTGTTGTACCATGGTAATATAGGGCAATTCTATTTGAAGCTAAAGTCCTCGGATATGTCTTATATCCTGTTCTAGCAACAAATATTTTATTCTGTGTACTAGCCCATGTCTCAATTTGCTCTTGCGCTCTATAACTGTCAATATCTAAAAGTACAAAATAGAAGTCTTTCTTTGCATTTATAAGGCTATTAAGTTCTGTAATAAGTACAGCAGCATCATTGTAGTAGTTATAAGCGTCTGCTGTAACAGTTCCTTGTGAAGTTGTAAATGTAATAGTTCCAGCTTCATAGTCTATTGATTCTATTTCACTATCTGGAATAGCAATACCATCATCCTCTAATCCTTCAATGCTATCTGGCTCAATAAAAGTATTTGCAAAGCTGTAAGTTAAATTATCAGAAGTAGTCAATGTTTCTGTTACTGATACCGCTGTTTTCTCCGTAAAAGACTTACCAAGAATAGCAATGGTAGGCACTTCGTATTCTTGAGACTTCAAAGCAGTAGCCATCTTGTAAGCAGTAGTTGTAGTTGCAAAATCAGATTCAATTGCAGCTAATGTCGTATACTCTTTATATGCTTGATCTGTATTAGTTGCAATTATAAGGGGTTTCCCAAATCCCGCTCTTGTAACTGCTCCTGTTAACCTTGATATATTAATAACTATATCCGGCATTAATTATCACTCCTTTTTATATCTGTATCCTCAATAGTCTCAACCGTCTTGGTTAATATGCTCTTAACTCTAAGTATTACATCAAAACCTATCCTTCTTTCATAATCATCTACAATAAGGGTATCCCTATTTTGAACTGCTGTAGTATCTACAACAACTATACCTTTACCCTCAAGATAATCCCTTCCTATAAATTTAAACCACCCTAAAGCTTCTAATGCTTTATTTTCGGATTCGCCTATATCCTTGCTGTAGGCAGTAATAGAAATCGTCATTTGAGGCTGTTCTGACCTCGTATATTGGATATCATAGTCAAAGTTTGGATTAGAAGAAGCTACCTTTTCAGTAGTCAATATTTCCTGCGAATCATTTGTAAAGGGTGTTGTTATTTTGTAGCTTATAAAAGGATACGGAGGCTTAGGCTTGTTTTGTTGCATAAAAATAACAGGGATATTCATATAAGAATAAAGCCCTGCTACTATGTCGTTTCTTATTTTAGTTATATTAATCACTTGAAGCACCTACTTTCTTAATGTAATATCTTTTGAAAGTAGATAAATCATCATAAGGCAATTCTGAATCTACTGTATATCTAACTTCATTAATATCTTCTATCTCTTGTCCTTGTGTTAGGCTGTCATGAGTATATAATTTTCTGTCTTGCCTTGTGTATGTGCCTCCACTATCATATTTCAAATCATCTTGGTTGAGTGGCATTATACGTCCTTCAAATGGTACTTTGGGCTCTGAATCTTCTATCCATATACCCCCTTGAGAATAATCAAAATGACCTCCTGTTTTGTCTATTTTATATATGGTTGTAAGTATACCCTTTGGCAGTTTTGGAGTTTTGAACATTACTTCCTCACCACCTTGTAAGTGATTTTCTCTCTTAATTCCCCTGTATTTATAAGTGGATTAGTTTTAGGTGCTTTCTGTTCTAAAGTATATGGGTGGTTAGAAGGATTTCTTAGATTAGTTAAATACTCTTGTATAAAACCGACGCAATATTGCCCTAGTTGATTTTGAAACTGATCTAGATTCAACTCAAAATTAAATAATTTTTCTAAATTTCTTTCAACCACTCTCATAAGTCTAGTTTTGTTGCTGTCGTAGCTTCCTCTGATAAATGACCTTTCAGGAATAGTTATCTTGTCTGTATCGCTTTTAAGATGAAGTCCCATAGCATGTAAATACTTCCGCATCTTATCAGTAACATCAATATCGACTCCAAATTCATTTACACGAGCTATCATGAGTATTTTGCTATCATCTTGACCAAATATTCCTATCTGTATTTCAAACCGATTAAGCCCCTCTATAATGTCTAATATTTCATTTACACGACTTTCATCTTGTATTCTTGCAGCCATTTTATAACCTCATCCCCCTATAACTCATAAGAACTGGTTTGATACCATTCATATATTCCTTATCCCATTCCCATCTTACATCAGACATAGCAAAAGATTTTAAACCTTCTGCTCCTTGCTCTGATAGAGTTAAAAGTCCGTTTATCATCCTAAATAATGCTATTTCTATGTCGTAAGGTAATGTTCTAGCCTCTTGTTGTGTTTCATCCTTAGGAAGTACATATCCAGCTACATAATCTATCTCTATATTTTTTTTTCTTTGTGCTAGATTAGGAGTAACCCCACTATACAATCCGTCTGCATACCAAGGTCTAGTTCCTTCAATTATTCCGTTTTCTTCAAAATCATACTTGGTAGAATCAACTATTTCATTATTTAATTTAATCTCATTAATAGAAATTAAAGGATAGTTTTTAACTTGGAATCTAAGCTTGTTATTCCCCTTATATTTTTCTATTCTTTGAGCTTTCTTTAGCTTTCTACCAATTATATTTTCAATTTCTTGACTGGCACTATTAATTAAAAGTTCTAGTTTAAAATCTTGGCTTGTATCGGCTAAATCTATACCTATATATTGCTTAAGCCTATCTAATGTAGTAAGTGCATTATCAGCAAGTGACATCTAATCACCTACTTTCTAGTTTCTTCAATAGCTTTAATCAATTCATTTTCTTGCATTTTGTAGTAGCCTTTAATTTTCAATTCCTTAGCTATCTTCTTTAGTTCTGTTATTGTTTTAGCTGATAAATCATCTTTGGTTTCCTCTGTCTGAGTAACTTTTATTTCTTCCGGCTCAACAACTTTAGTTTCCTGTGGTTTTACCTTAAACTTTTCAGCGTATTTTTTAGTCGTAAAACTTTCAGCTAAAAATAAAGGGAGGTCATAGACCTCGCCTTTTTCAAATGTTTCTATATTTATACCGTCTTTGCTTCCTGGTACTGTTTTAAGCATTTTAATTTTCATAACATCAACACCTTTTTTATTTCTCTTTATAGGGTTTATGTTTCCTGTAGCAATATCAACCTCACATGATTCTTGCAATTTATCAAAAATAGAATCTTGATTAAATAACATTTATCTCACTACTCTGCTTGATTTCCAGTAGGCACAACTCTTGGATGTCCTAGTATAGCTATAGCTCCTACTGTAGCACCACTAGTTGTATTAGCAGATACTACGTTAAGGCGAACATATCTCTTATTACCTCTATAGCCTATTCTGCTTGTTTTGTTGTCGTCTGTGTCCGCTGTAAATGATGCTCCTGCTTCTGTTCCAAGCAAATCACCATCACTTACCGCTGCGGCATCTGACAAATCACTTTCATTTCCTTCTTCAATCAATACAGTATAATCACCATCAGTTATAGTTCCAGTTTGAAATATAAAAGTAAGACTATCAAATCCTTGAGTGTCTATAATTTCACCAGCAGTAGTAGTATTAGTTGAAATCGCTTGAATATCTAAAGCATTAAGCTGTTTTATATTGTTATACATATCTCTCATTTTTAAATTCCTCCTTGTAATTTAATAATTATAAAATTAAGCTAGTGATATTAAAACACTAGCTTAATTTTAATTTTAGTATAGCTTGGTCATTGATTACATCTCCACCTACTTGTTTTGTAGTATAGAAAAGTACATTGGGTTTTGAAGTATAAGGATCTCTTAATATTCTAATACCTTTTTTATCCACTATTCTATATCCTGCTGCATAATCACCATACAAAATAGGAGTTGCACCAGTAACAAGTGAACTTCCAGATAAAGCATTAGGCATATCGTCAGCTATATAATAAGCATCCCCTAAAATAACATTAGGTTTGCCTACTTGGGTAGATGGTTGCCATAAGTACTGACCGTTACTATCTTTAAGAGTTCTAATATAAGCTAAAGTAAATCTGTTCATCATCCAAGCAGCATTAATTCCATATTCATTTCTAAGTTGTCCTTGGATAGTTATAAGAGCATCGAAATCAAGACCATCTGTAATTTCTGTTACTTGGTCACTTGCTAAAAGACCCTTAGGTTTGTTTACACCATCTCCATTAATAAAAGCATAACCTTCAAGTCTAGCAAATTTATTAGCAATCTTTCTATTTATATATCCTTCAAATCCAAAGGCAGGATCATCAATTAATTGTTGCGTAGCCTTTGGCATAGCATACATTTCATTAACAGGTATTCTAATCATTTCAAAATCGCCTGTGTCGGTTTCTGGTCTAGATTGTCTTTCTCCTACCCATCCACCATCAAAATCAGCAGTTCCTTCACGAGGTATTTTTAATGCAGTACCAGTAGAAATAGTAGATACTGTAGCTACTGAACGTACTGGAGAAAAATCTCTAATTCTTTCAATAATAGTAGTTTCCATTACATCAGGAATCATATATCCCCCTTCTGGGTCACTATCAGTTGAAAGTGCCTTAGTTTCTGGAATTATACCTTTTCTCATATAATCCATCATAGCTTTTGTTTCTAATTCTTTTTCTTCATTTGTTTTAGTACTTCCTGGAGCAGTATTAACTCTTTGCATTTTTACTTCAAGTTCATCAATTTTAGCTTGGAGTTTTTCCACTAAACCCTTAGTTTCGCCAGTAGCTTCACCATATTTCTTTACCTCTTCTTGCATCTTGTCATTAGCTGCCTTAAATTCCTCAAAAGCGTTATTTATTTGCGCAATCATTTCTTTACTCATTATCCTTGTCCTCCTTAATTGTTTTTTTGTAATTTTGTATATTGCTTAAGAGTTGTTTTAACTCTAAATCAATCTCATTACTCTTTTGCCCTTCATCGTCTTCATCAGACATCATAGCTTTTTGAATTTTATTCCAATCCAACCCCATAACTTCTGATATTGCTTTCATAACCCCTTGAAGTCTGTCCATATTTGATTTTGATATTGTGGCCCCTGCTTTGGTTTCAGACATAAAAATACTCGATGCTTTTTCTATTAATTCGGTTGCATCGAGTTGTTTTTGCATTTGTTCAGTAGCGTTTATTATTCTACTATATAGCTGTAATAATGATTCATGATACTGTGTGAGTGTAGTGTCAATAGCTGCTACTTTTTGAACGCTATTCATTTCATCATCATGCATTATACTTGATATGCTTTCATGTAGTGCGTTTTGAATTTGCCAACGCATACGGTCAAGCTGTTCCATTTCCATGGCCTCTGAAAATGTGAATGCTTTTTTGCCTATTTCAAACTCCATCTTCTCACCACCCTCCAAAGATTTTACACTTCCTCTTACATTTTCTGCTTTAGGGTTCATAGGAAAAGTTACTCTTGACCCCTCCATAATATCAATATCCAATAGGTCCCTTATAGTTTGTTTGCCTTCTGTAACATATTTATAATTTAAGATATTATAACCTATAGAATATTTAACTGGTACGCCATCTGTTTCAGCACGTTTCAATAATGCATAATGTTGATATGCTTCTGGAAATATTATTTGTCCATCCTCTGTTTTTTCCAAATATAAAGTCACATTAGCCTTTATTCCTTCTTGTGAAGTGAATAAGTCCATGTGACCATGTTCTGTGCCTACTTCATGCTGTTTTAAGAGTGGAATCTTTTTACCATTATTTCTAGTAGATATACTGGGTTTTACTCTGTCTTTACCAAAATCAATATTGTCAAAGGGACTCAATAAAATAACTGCTTTGCCTTTATCTCCATCCATCCTTACATCTGATACTTTAACTTCAAATTGTTTATATTCTAACTTCAATTTGTCACCACCTTTATTATTACATTATTACAGCCATCGATAATTACCCTTTTTTATTTTTTTACACATCAAAAACAACGAACACTTGTATGTGCTTGTAAATTGACTACTTCTGAAATTCCATCTACTATGTCAATAAAATTGTTTTTTAGTTTTAGATAATTGCCATTTATATAATTGCAAAATATCAGAAATATCTTCATTGTCATTCATTGATTTTTTTACTCTATTAGCCATCTCTGTATACCTTTCAATTTCAGATATGGCTTTTTTACTATTTAAAATAGTATCATCATTGTCATAAATTGATTGAGATAAATATTTTGTATTTCTTTCAATATCTTTATTAATTAATTCAATTAAATTATTATAGATTTCCATTTGTTTTGCTTGTATCAAACTTTCTAATGCGTATTCTCTTATATTCATATTATTCTCTCCTCCCCAGATTGAACTATATATCAAAATCAGCAGGTATAGTAATGCATCTGCAATTGATTATTTCGCTAGGTGATCCTGTTGGGTCTCCAGGATGCATTAGACCATTGCTAAAAGGTTTATCAATATCTCTAATCTGTCCATCCAATATAACATGATTGGCTTTATCCTTAGGGTTAAGACCTCTTACTACTTCATCTCTAGCAGTTAACCATTTCTTTTTCTTAACACCAGCATCTTTTTTAGCTTGATGATTACCCTTCATAATTGAGTTATGTACTTCCGTATCAGCAATAGTTCTAGCTCTGCCAACTGAATTACTATTCATAATAGTAGCTATATTTTCTGCTATTTCCTTATTACTTAAGCCGTCAAGAAGCCCATTTGTTATAGTTCTTCTCAACTGGTCTTTGGTTGTTTCTGTAACATATTTTACTTGGGTAGCAGCATTATTTTGAGCCCATTTAATTAGTTCAGGTTTCATTATTGCTTCTAAATCTAGATTAAGTCCAAATATCGTATTTGATATATTATAACCAACCTCTGTATTTTCAAGGTATAGTTTATTTACTATTGCAGTTAATAAGGTGGCTTCTGTAATCCAATTTGTAGATTTATCAACTATCTTGGTAGCTTCTAATTTTGCTGTTTCTTCATCTAATAAAGCTTCTTTAGTTTCAAAAGAGTCATACATCTTAATATCAATATCTTTAAGCACTCTTTTAGATTGTTCTAAAAAGTATTTACCTATTATCTTTGTATATTTGTCTCGACCTTTATCTGTAGCATCATTGAATACTTTAAATACTCTAGTTCTTTTTATGCTCTTTACCTCACTCCCTCCTAATAACGATTTAAAATTTACTTCACTTCCTTCTTGACTTGGTATTTCTGTACCTTTTGGAATATCTATATAACTCATAGGGATTCTATATACATCAAGTCCCTTTTCTGCTCCTAGTCCTACATACTCTCTTTTCTCGTTTTCTGTCATAAATGTCTTATCGCTTACCATATCAAATTTTTCTTTCATGTTTTCTTGTAATACTTGAATATCACTATAGTCAAAATAAAAGAACTCATTATTTTTGAGTTCTAAAAACTTTGCTAACTCATCTGCTAATTCTTTCATGAGTGGTATTACTGTCTCTGTATAAAGAGCTTTCTTAGCCTCTAGTTTGTTATTATAGCTAGAAAATTCATTATACCCTATTAGTATAGGGTCAACCCCTAAGGCTGAACAAATTTCAACTACAGACTGCTTTGAACCTTCTAACCAATCTGTGTCTTTTGGTGTAATACTAAACTCTCTAAAATCAGCCCCTCCCTCAAGAAGCATATACCCACCAACATTATTAACTCCCTCATATTCTGCAGCAATTTCATCTTTGCCTCTTTCATAAGCCTCTTGTGTAAGAACTTCTTTTGTTACAAAAGCTCCGTCTTTCTTCGCTCCATTTTTCATAAGACTATAATTCCATTGCTTAATAGCGTTGTTTTGGTCTATAACTCTTGCAGCTGGAGAAAGTAAACTTATGCCTCTTCCTAGTCCATCATATTGGTCTAATGGGTTAAATGTTTTCCAATGTAGTATTTCACTTGGATCTATCTTTGTAATATATCCTGCTTGATATTCAAATGATTTTATAGGATTATCAGCACTAGTGCCGAATTCAATATTGCATCGATCAGGTCTATAACAATATAACTCCTTTGGTTTACCACCTACTACAATTTTATGGAAGAATGTTTCGCCTCCTATGTAGTAGAATTTAATGGCTCGCTCTAAAAATTTTGATTGTCCCTGTAATGGATTAGGATTTTCCATAAGTAACTTTAAAGGATGATTAGGTATTACTTGGGTCTTGCCATTTTTATCATAAGTAGCTACTTCCCAATTAATAGCTATAGCTGCTTTCACAATTTTATCTAGACAAGCAAATACAGCAAAATTAGTATACCCTTCCTTAGACATGTTATGGTAATTTACTTCTGTATGCTTGACTATGCCACCATAACTTTGAAGTATCTTCGTAACTATTTGATTGTTTAATTTTAATGCTTTTAATGCCATTTTTTTAAATATGTTCAAGGGGTATCACCTTCTTCTAGGTATTCTTGTTATTCTAAATTGTGGTTGAGTCTCTAAGTTTTCAACTACTCCAGTTGTACAGTCTTGAGCATCGTCATGTGTATTCTTACCTTTAGATTGGTATGTTGCCATGCTTTCATAGTATTCTGGCCATCTATTAGCCCAATCAACAGGAAATAATATATTTGATTGCACCCTAGCACTATTTGTATGTATTCTAGCCTGCTTATTAGCTGATTGATGAAACCATTTAATTATTACTTTTCTAGTCTTAAATACTTCTTTTAGTATTCTTTCAACATTTCTTGCAAATCCTCTACCACCATTATTAGATTCTATTCTAGCTATTGATACATTGTTTTCGTATAACCTTTTAGCAGTTTCATTTTCTGTTATTTCCATAGCATCTTGTGTATAGTAAACATCTAATGCATAAGCATATCCTTGATATACTCCGTAAATAATAGAACACAGGTAATCGCTCCCTGTGTCTGCTGTATCAGTATAAGATTCTATTTTTTCAAATAGCAAGTTTCCTTCTTCATCTTTAGGCAACTCTTTATAAGTCTTAAATTCTTTATACAATCTTCCTTCCATATCAACATTTTTATTGTGATAATTCGCCCAAAATATCATTGAAGTTGCTGGATTTCTCAACATTCTATTTTTAAGCTTTATGTATTCTTCTTTAGACATAAAATCTTCACAAAGCATTTTGTCGTTTTTCTCGTCATATATTTCCATAGAAAAGATATACCATTCATCAGGTTCATATCTTTTAAGTTTGCCTTG